CCTTTGTTTATACATACGCAAAATTGGGGGTTTGGTAGAACTGGCGGGTTTGTAGTATATAAAAAAGAGTATTTAACAGGGTTAAAAATTAAAAAAAAATGGCTGATTTTAAATGTGAAGGGTGTGGATCTGAAAAAACTATTTATAAAATAACGTCAATTTATGTAGATGGTGAATGGAAACCTAAGGAGGCAAAATGCAATTGTAAAGAAGATCAGTATATGGAGCAAATATTTGATGATAGTTATAAAGGAATACCAGCATTAATAAGAACCGAACCGAGTTTAAAAAAATAGATTATGGAAAAAACATTAATAAAAACAAAAACCTACACTACAACAGTTGAAGAGTTTTCAGATGGTAGTTCTAATTTGTTGCGCGTAAATGATGGATTTGGTGGTATTGAATTAATAGGATTATGTTCATTAATAAAAAAAGAAGTATTCTTACAGATGGATGGAGAGTTTAAACCAGATGTTATAAAAAGGCAATCAGTAGAACTTAAAAAATAATGGCAAAAGGAAGAAAGAAAATACCAACAAGATTAAAGGAAATGCAGGGGACAACTGAAAAAAGCCGAGAACCAGAAAATGAAATGGTTGTTGCCCTTTGCCCAGAAATTCCAGATGCTCCTGGTTTATTATCTAAAATTGGAAAAGGTGAATGGGTAAAAGTAACAACTCAATTATTTAATTTGCAAATGTTACATGGTGTTGATTTACGATTGGTTGAAGCATATTGTAATGAAATAAGTTTATATATTGAATCAGAAACACAACTAAGGGATAAAGGTAGAATTGAAAAAGTTTATGCAGTTGATGAAAGTGGCGCAAGGTATTTAAAGAAATCCCAAACAAGCCCACACCAAAAAATAGCAAAAGACGCTTTGGCAATGGCTTTAAAATTAGCAACTCAATTTGGATTAACACCAGTTGCAAGGGCCTCAATATCTACTCCAATAATAAATAATAATACCTTAATACAAAATTTCCTTGACTAAATACTACTTTGATAAAGATGCTGGTAAAAGGGCGATTGATTTTATAGAGAAATTTTGCACACATACAAAGGGTGAATTGGCTGGAAAGCCTTTTTTATTAGAAGAGTGGCAAAAGGAAATAGTAAGAAATATTTTCGGTTGGAAAATTGAAGGTTCTGGATTAAGAAAATATAGAACAGTATTTATTGAGATACCAAGAAAGAACGGAAAAACAACTTTGGCTGCTGCAATAAGTTTATATATGTTGTTTGCGGATAGTGAAAGGGGTGCGGAAATTTATGCAGCTGCTGGTGATCGTAGTCAGGCTGGTATTGTTTTTGAGATTGCAAAGGGAATGATTTTAAATTCAAATGATTTATCCAGCCGATCAAAAGTGTTTCGTGATAGCGTTACAAATGAAGGTAAGGGAAATTTCTTTAAAGCAATTTCTAGTGATAGTAAAACCAAGCATGGATTTAATGCAAATGGTATTATATTTGATGAATTACACACACAACCCAATAGAGATTTATACGATACACTAACAACATCTACTGGCTCAAGGCGTGAACCTTTAACGGTTGTAATTACAACGGCTGGATATGATAAGCAAAGTATTTGCTATGAGGTTTATAAATACGCAAAGCAAGTTTTAGCGGGATCAATAATTGATGAAACGTTTTATTCTGTAATTTATGAAGCTGATGAAGAGGATGATGTTACTTTGGAAAGTACATGGATAAAAGCGAACCCGAATTATGGCGTTTCTTTGCAGAAAGACTACATGGCACAAGAGGCAAAAAAAGCAATTACAATTCCAAGTTATTTAAATACTTTTAAAAGATTGCAATTAAATATTTGGACTGATTCACAAACGCAATGGATAGGTCATAATGAATGGATGGAATGCCATACTGATTTTGATTATTCAACTTTAGAGGGAAAAATTTGTCATGGCGGTTTAGATTTAGCCAGTACTCGGGATATTTCGGCTTTTGTTCTAGTGTTTGAAGTAGATAAAAAGTTTGTTTTTCTTCCTTTTTTGTTCATTCCAGAAGTAAATGCAAAGAAAAGGAGTGATCGGGATGGAGTAGATTATATGACTTGGATAAAAAGTGGTCATGTTATTGCTACTCCAGGTGATGTTGCGGACTATAATTTTATAAAAGCAAAGATAAACGAGCTAAGTTTGAAGTATAAAATACAAGCAATTGCATATGACAGATGGAATGCGTCCATGCTGGTTACTGATCTGATGAATGATGGCGCAAATATGAAGCCATTCGGACAGGGTTTTGTTTCTATGAGCGCCCCAACTAAGGAATTGGAAAAATTAATTTTATCTAAAGAAATTATCCATGATGGAAACCCTGCTATGAATTGGATGCTCGGAAATGTTGCAGTTTTAGAAGATCCAGCGGGGAATATTAAAGTTGCAAAAAACAAATCAAAAGACAAGGTGGATGGTATTGTTTCAATGGTTATGGCTTTAGGTGAATTTATGGATTCGGATGATGAAGAAAGTATTTATGAATCAATGGGAATTAGAACTTTATAAAAATAAATTATGAGTGATATTAAAGTAACAGATATTAAAATAACTAAAGAAATTGGTTCTGATGGTAGGATGGGCTATTTACATGTAGGATTTGTTGATGTGATGTTGAGGATACATGTATTTGATTATGATAAAATGACTGAAGAAAAGTTTATTGAATTTATAAAAGTGGAATATGTAAAACGTGAGAAATTAGAAAAAGTTAATAAAAATGGATAAAAAAATACTCTTACTTCTTACAATTAACGGATTTACCAATAGATTTTGGGAATTTGCAAAGGAAAAAAAGACTTATAAAGCGGCTTATGAGGCAACTGAAAGGGAGTATTTTGATAATTTCAATAAAAGAAAGTACTCGGATTATAATAGTTTCAGGAATTGCAGAGATAAAAGAACTAAAAATGCAACTAAGTTGCATAAAAAGTAGTGAAACAATAGGTATAATTGCACAAATTATATTTATATTTTGGGACTATTAGCAAGAGTAAAGAATGTATTTGTACCAACTCCAGTGAATACTGGAAATGAAAAAAGGAGTTTCAATTCTTTATCAACTTTTGGGGCGGCAGTTTCAGTTGATGCAGACAAGGCCCTTACTTTTACGGCAGTTTGGGCGGCAATTCGTTTATTAGCCGAAAGTGTTTCAAGTTTACCAATTACAGTTTATAGAATAGATTCAGAAGGAAACAAAGTGGTTGATAAGGAAAGCCCGCTTTATAATCTTTTAAAATACCAACCAAACGTTTATCAAAACAAAATAACATTCTTTGAATACATGATGTTGTGTATTTGTACAGAGGGTGAAAGTATTGACTACATAGAGCGCAATGGTCATTCTGGCGCAGCTACACAATTAATTCCATTAGATAAAGATAAGGTTAAAATTATACAAAAAGATGGCGCTTTGTATTATGAAACAATTTATGGAATTAAAGATGCACACAATATACTTCATTTCAAAACAATAACAAAGGATGGGATTCGTGGAATGTCCCCGATTGAACAATGTGCAAAGTCTATTGGCTGGGGAATGTCAGTTGAAGAATACGGAAACACATTTTTCAAGAATGGCGCAAAACTAAGCGGAGTATTATCTACTGATAAGACTTTAAGCGAAACGGCTTATGGTAGATTAAAAGATTCATTTAATAATATATATTCAAGATTAACAAGTGCAAATTCAACGGCAATTTTAGAAGAGGGATTAACATTTAAACCCGTTTCTATTGCACCAGATCAAGCGCAGTTTTTAGCCAGTCGTACCTTTAGCGTGGTTGAAGTGGCACGTATGTTCAATTTACCTCCACACATGATTGGCGAACTTTCAAAATCTTCTTTTTCAAATATTGAAATGCAATCGCAAGAATTTGTTACTTACACTTTGATGCCTTATTTGGTACGAATTGAAGAGGAGTTAAATACAAAGTTAGTTTCAAAACAAGATAGGGGAAAAGTATTTGTGGAGTTTAATGTAAACGGACTGTTAAGAGGGAATACAAAAGATAGAGCTGAATATTACCGTACTATGGTAAATATTGGAGCAATGAGTTTAAACGAAGTAAGGAATAAAGAAAATTATAATAAAATTGTTGGTGGTGATAAGCATTTCATGCAGTTAAATATGACAACAATAGAAAAAATTGGTGAAGAACCAAAAAAAGATGAGTAATATCTGGAATAAAAAATTTGATGATACAACTATGGAAAAAAGAACGTTTAATATAGAAACAAGAGTTGAACATGTGGATGGTGGCAAACATATTGTTCGTGGGCATGCTGCGGTTTATAGTTCAAAAAGTCAGTTCATGGGCTTTTATGAAGTTATTGCTCCAGGCGCTTTTACTGATGAATTAATAAATAAATCAGATGTTAGGGCATTAATAAACCATGATCCGAATTTAATTATGGCACGTTCTCAATTTGGTGAAGGGACGTTAAAATTATCTGCTGATGATACTGGTTTGGCTTTTGAATATGAATTACCAGATACTTCTTATGCTAGGGATTTGGGGATTAACTTAGAAAGTGGAAATATTACACAAAGTTCTTTTTCATTCGCTACTCCTGTTGATGGTACGGAGTGGAGTACAGATGAAGATGGGCATGATGTGAGAACTATTACTAAATTTTCTGAAATATTTGATACTTCAAGTGTTACTTATCCAGCTTATAAGGATGCTGAAAGTGATTTAGTTGTTGCTCAAAGGGACTTGTCTAAATATAAGGAGGGTTTAGAAAATGAAAAAAACGAAAAAGACTTAAAGCAGCGTTCTTTGGTTGCCTTAAAGATTGAGATTGTAAAAAGAAAATAAATTAATAATAATAAAAAAAAGAAAAATGGAAAAAAATTCAATAGAGTTGAAAGCTGAACGTTCAGCAGTCATTACCAAACTTGAAACATTAAGAGATTTGGCGGTAACTGAAAAACGTAGTTTGACAACTGAAGAAAATACGGATATGGATTCGCATTTGTTAGAATGTGATGAATTAGACGTGAAAATTTTAAGAGCTGAAAAATTAGAAGCTCAATTAAGAGCTGCTGCTGCAACTGCTGGAGCGGTTGTTGTAAAGCCAGATGTTGATAAAGAAACAAGAAACTGGAGTTTGTTTAAGGCGGTAAATGAAATCAAAAATGGTTCTGTTTTATCAGGATTGGAGGCTGAAATGCACCAAGAAGCTGAAACGGAAGCAAGATCAAGTTTAGCTGGGATTGGTTTACCATCATTCATGACTGAAAAAAGAGCTATTTCACAAGGTACTTCTGCAATTGCTCCTGTAGCAGTTGCTTCATTTGTTGATGCTTTGCAAGCTGAAGGGTTATTTGATAAAGTTGGAATTAATGATTTGGGTACTGTTGCTGCTGATCAAGTTCTTCCTATTGCTGGAGGTTCTACTGTTGCATGGGCTTCTGAAGTTGCTGCTGCTGCTAATGGTGGTGCTGATTTCGGTAAATTGACTTTAACGCCAAAAAGACTTACTGGATATGCAAATATTTCAAATGTTCTTTTAGCACAAAATGGTCAAGGAGTTGAAAATTCAGTAATGCGTGATATGGGCCGTAATATGGCTACAAAAATTGATGCTGCAATGTTTGGAAGTGCGAATGTTACAAATGCTCCTGGTTGTATAGCTGCAACTTCTGGAACTTTAACTTTTACTGAAACAACAACTGCTGCTGGTGCAAATATTGTTTCTGATATGTTAAAAGCTATTCAGACTATTGCAAACAATCATGGATTGAGTGGAAACTTAGCATTTGTGAACAACTGGAATATGTATTCTCTTTTAATGAGTGCTGCAAAAGTAGCTTCTGTTGCTCCTGCTTATGTTGATGGAAAACTTTTAGGATTTGATGGGCACTTTAGTGCTGCTCCTGCGGTTGGAACTTCACCAGCAACTGGTGATGGTATTTTTGGAGATTTTTCAAGAGTTACAATGGCTAAATTTGGGCCTTCTAACATCTTGGTTGATCAGTACACAAGAGCCGTTAATAATGAGGTGCAATTAGTAATGAATAACTTTTACGGATTCGGTGTTGCTTCTGGAGCATCATTTGTAAAATATACTTCATTAGTATAGTTTGTAATTATAATTTTAAAAGGGGTGGTTTAACTGCCACCCCTTTTTTTATAAAATAAATAAAATGAGATCATATTCAGTAACAACTGCAAGCACCATACAAATCATATCAACTGCGGAGGCTAAAGTTCATTTAAAAGTGGATACTACTGTTGAAGATTCTTATATTGATGATTTAATTGCTGCGGCTACCGATTCAGCGCAGGAATATACGAATCGTTTTTTCATGGCAACCAAATTAAAGCAAGTTGCCGATACATGGAATGGAATCTCTGAATTATTTAAAAGTCAGGTTTCATCAGTAACAACTATTAGTTATTATGATTCAGATGGTGTTTTAACGGAATGGGTTGATACAAATTATTTAATTGACATGTCATCCATGCCAGCAAGAGTTACATTAGTGCCAGATGGAACATTACCAGATATTCAGGATAGAGTAAACGCAGTAATTGTTGATTATACGGTTGGCGTTACTACTGCCGCAGAAGTACCGCAAGCAATAAAACAAGCAATTCTTTTAATGATAGGGAATTATTACGCAAACAGATCAGAAGTAGTAGTTGGTAGTCAGGTTAATGAAATGCCGCTTTCAGCACAATATTTATTAAATCAGTATAGAGTTCAAGTTATAAGATAATGCAAACAGGCGAATTAGATAGAAGAATTGCTTTAGAATCACCAGTAAAGACTGCAAACACTTATGGTGAGCAGGTTTTAACATGGGCAACATATAAAACAGTTTGGGCAAAGGCAGTATGGGATGGAGGAATGGAAAAGGAGGAATCGGATAAATTAACGGCAACAACAAAAGTAGTATTTACAGTTAGGAATATTGATAATGTAGTGGATGTTGAATATAGGGTTTTATATGATTCAAAATATTATTACATAAAAGTTATAAGGCAAATTGATGGAAGGGAAATGTTTTTAGAATTGGAAACGGAATTAAAAGACTAATGGCAAGCGCAAATTTTAAAATGGTAGGGGTTAATGAGTTGGCGGTTTTCATGCGAAAATTACCGAAACAATTAGATAATCCAAAAGTATGGGGTAAAATTTTTAGACAAAATTCAAAACCTTTAGTTGCTGCAGCACAAGGAAAAGCACCAAATAAAACAAATCAATTAGTTGGAAGTATAGGTTATTTTACCACAAGAGCAAGTAGGGCAGAAGGTGGTGGTTATGTAGGGCCAAGAGTAAAAGGTAAATTTGCAAAAAGAGATTCAGCTGGGAATTATTATTTAAGTGGGTATTATGGTGCATTTGTTGAAACTGGGGATTATAGATTTGGAAAAGGTAAAGCAACTCCATTTATGAAACCAGCATATATATCAACAAAGGATTTGATGGTAAAAAATATTTTAGTTGATGGTAAAAAAGTATTATTTAAGGAAGCTAAAAGATTAGCGAAATTTGGAACATTAGGTTATTAAAATGGAAGTAGGAAAAGCAATATATAGTATATTAAGTAATGATTCAGATGTTTCTGCATTGGTTGGAACTCGGATATTCCCAAATGTTGCTAAAAATACAACTCAATTTCCTTTTATTATTTATGAGGTTAAAGATGAAAACCCAGAAGATACAAAAGATGGTGTTTCAACTTTAGATGTTGATGGCGTTATGATTGGAGTTTATACAAGCTCTTACACACAAGGCGCAGAGCTTTCAAAGAAAACCAGAACGGCTTTAGATAGGGTGAGTGGAACTTATGAAGAGGTTGTTGTTCAATCAATACAATATAAAGGGTATAATGATGAATTTACTGATAATAGTGGTTCAGAAGGTGTTTTTGTTAATACTCTGGATTTTAATATAAGAATTGTTAATGTTTCCATTGTACCACCATCAACATTATTATTAGATGTATATACAGGAGCAGCAGTAGCTTATTCTTTGCGAAAACTAAAATCTACAACAACTAATGTAGTGAGAGTTAGAAGAAGTTCTGATAATGTAGAGCTAGATTTTACTGCATCAGAAATTACAGATGGTACATTAACAACTTGGACTGGTGCAAATGATGGATTTGTTGCTATTTGGTATGATCAAAGTGGGAACAATGAAAACATTTCACAAGCTAGTGCAACTAATCAGCCTAAATTGGTAATAGGTGGTTCTATTATTTTAGACAATGGAAAGCCAGCAGTTGAATTTGACGGGGTTAATGATTATTTATCAAAAGCAAGTTTAACCGATTTTGAATCTGGGTTGTTCGTATATAATTTTGATGCAATTGCAAATAATATAATTGTTGGCAAAATAGGTATTTCACAAGTTAATTACATATTTAACTCTTTAACACAAATAAGTTTTGATGGTGATATTAGTACTAATGATGAGGCAAGGATGAGCTTAAATGGTGCGAATTTAACTTCTTATGCAGAAAATCAAACCGGTTCATATTCTATAAATAATCAATATCAATTATATTTTAACTATGATATAAGTAGAGGTATGAATTCATCATTGGATGCAATAGGATATTTAAGAGCAACTTTTATGTTTTCGGGTAAAATTCAAGAAATTATCACATGGTCTAATGATAATTCAAGCAATGTGCATGGAATCAACACAAATGTTAACGATTTTTATTCAATATACTAATGATAAAAGAAATAAACGGATATAAATACTTAACAGAACAAGAAGCTATTATTGCAAGAAAACAATGTGCTGATTATTATGGTTTACCTAAAACTCCTGAAGATATTACTAAGTATTGGGTGGATTATACAGAAGCAACTTTAGACAGTCCTATATTTTGGTATATAGTTTTTGATAATAGCATAGAGGTTATATTAGGACAACCAACAGTATTTGATGTAACAGTAGAAAAAATAACAATAATATAATTAGAAATTAAAAAAAATGAGATACGAATTAAAACAAGATTGGAAATCAAAAAGACATGGAAAAACCTTTAAAAAGGGCTTATTTTTGATAATCACAAAAGAAAGTGATAAAACAGAATTGATTGAATTAGGTTGTATTGATAAACCTAAAGAAGTTAAAAAGAAGAAAAAAAACTAAATTAATAATAAATAAAAATTAGAAAAAATGGCAGTAATAAATGGAACGGACATAAAAGTCTATGATGCTTCTGGGGAATTAATAGCTTTCGCACAGAATGGATCAATAAATATTAATCACTCAACAAGAGAGATTACAAATAAATCAAGCGCTGGATGGAAAGAAAGCCTTGAAGGATTAAGAGATTGGAGTATTGATACGGATGGTGTTTATGCTTGGAGTGATGCATCTGGAACGCTTTTAACAAATGGATTTGATGATGTTTTAAAAACATACATTATAACAAGAGCAGTTTTATCTGTTAAATTCGGAACAACTGCAACTGCAACTGGTGATACTGTTTACACTGGATCTGCATTTGTAACATCTGGATCAATTTCTGCTGGGACGGAAGATTCTGCAACCTATTCTATGAGTATGGAAGGGACGGGAGCATTAACCCAAACGGTAGCAGTTTAATAATAATTTAAGGAGTGGGGGGAAACCTGTTTTGCGTGTTTTCCCTTCACTACCTTTTTTAAAACAACAAAACGGAAATGAAAAATTACACATTTGTAAAAATTGCAGGAAAAGAATATCCAATTAAATTTGGAATGAATGCTCTTAGAAAATACGGAATCAGAACAAACACCAGTTTATCGGATTTGGATAAATTAGGAGAAAACATGATGTTAAATTCAGCGCTAACTTTAATTCTTTGCGGATTGGAAGATGGGTTTAGAAAAGCAAAACAAGAATTTATTTTATCAATTGATGACTTGGCTGATTTAATTGATGAAGATAATGATGCAATTCAAAGATGCATGAGTATTTTAACCGAGCAAATGGGCGGGAATACTAAAAAGGTGGGAAAGAAGAATCCCAGCAAAAAGAAGCGTTAACCTGGGAGGATTTGGAACGCATAGCTTTCGGACAAATGGGAATGAAAGTTGATGAGTTTTATGATATGCTTCCTAAACATTTTTGGATTAAAATGGATGGATTTAATGAGCTGGAAAACATGAGGCAGAGAGTAGAATGGGAACGGTGTAGATGGCAAACGGCATACCTTTTAAATGTTCATGCCAGTAAAGGTAAAACTATAAAGCCAACTGATTTGATTAGTTTTGAATGGGATAAAAAAGAAGTTGATGTAGATTTTAAAAAGTTAAAAGAACGAGCTGAATACATTAAAAGTTTAGAAGAATATAAAAAAGAAAAATAATGGGATTAGGTGCAATTGGTAATTTAACGGTAATGTTTGGGGCAAACTTCAAAGGCTTTGATAGGGCTATGAAGAAAGCACAAAGGAAGGTTAAGAAGTTTGGAAAGTCAATGAAGAACGTTGGTAGTAATTTAACTACAGGACTTACTATGCCAATTATCGGTTTGGGTGTTATTGCCGTTAAAACTTTTGCAGACTTTGAACAGGCAATGCTTAAGGTTAAAGCTGTTTCTGGAGCTACTGGAAAAGAATTTCAAATGCTTGAAGCTGATGCTAAGCGTTTAGGAAGTTCAACAATGTTTACGGCAACACAAGTTGCAGAATTACAGTTAAACCTTTCAAAATTAGGTTTAAATCCAAAACAAATAAATAATTCTACTAAATCAATATTACAGTTAGCGCAAGCAACAGGGCATGATCTTGGAGAAAGTGCAACTATTGTTGCTGCAACAATGAATAGTTTCGGAATAGAGGCTAAAGATTCTGCGGTTGTTGTTGATTTATTTGCTTTGGCGAGTTCTAATGCGGCAATGGATATGGCTAAATTTTCGGTTGCAATGCCTACTGTTGGAGCAACTGCTGATGCGGTTGGTGTTGGATTGCAAGATTTAACTGCTTATATGATGACTTTGGCAGATAGTGGAATGGAGGCATCAACAATGGGAACTCATTTAAGAAAGATATTTGTAGAGTTAGCGACAAAAGGAATCAGCTTTGAAGATGCAATGAGTCAAATTAACACTTCAACCGATAAAGTTACAACTGCAACGGGATTATTTGGTAAAAGGGCATTTGGTGCTGGTATAATATTAGCAAAGAATACTGAAAAAACTGCAAGGTATAATGATGAATTAAGTAAGGCAACAGGAACTTCAAAAAGATTATCCGATATAATGGATAGCGGTGCATCTGGATCAATGAGGCGTTTGGCTTCACAAGCTGAAGGATTGGCTATTTCATTAGGTGAAATATTAATCCCTGTTTTGGAGAAATTAATGGGGTGGTTAAGTAAAGGAATGGCGGCTTGGACTAATTTTGATAAATCAACAAAGATTGTAATTGTAACGGTTGGGTTGTTTTTAGCCGCATTAGGGCCTGCAATTAGTTTGATTGGTTCTTTGACAATAGTTTTTTCTGGTTTAATTCCAATACTTTCATCTATTGGTGTTGCAATTATGGGTATTACATGGCCAATAGCAGCAGTAATAGCTTCAATTGTAGCAATAGTTGTTGCATTTGCTTATGTTCGTGAAAATTGGGAAGCATTTAAGGAAAGGTTGGGTGATTGGAATTGGATAAGAAATGCATTGATTCAAGTGATGCAATGGTTTATTGAATTTAATCCCTTATCAATGATGTTGGATGGATTTAACGATATATTAGAATTTTTCGGAAGAGAAAAAATGCCGAACCCATTTCAAGATATTTCCGACTCTTTAGAGGGTTTAAAGGTTGAAACAAAGGAATATGAAAATGAATTTGGTTCGTTTGCGGATGCAATGAAAAACCAAGCTGGAGAGGTTAAAGATGCGCTTTTAAATATGATTCCTTCTTTTGGTGGCAATCCTTTAGGTTTAGGCGGTGGTGGTTCTGCTGGTGGTGAAAGTGAAAAAGAAGATGGCGGTTCTGGATTGGTTAAATTAAAGGTTGATACTGGTGGCCCTATTTCAGCAATAAAAAGCGTTTCAGATGAAATATTATCCGCTACACATAGCACAACCATGAGTATGGGGGAAATTTGGGAGAACTTCTGGAATGAATGGGGTGAAGGAATTAAAGAAGGAGTTGCAATAGCAATGGAATCAATGCAAGCAATCGGACAATTAGCAAGTTCGGTTTCACAAAAAGAAACTATTACTTTAAATAATGAAAAGGCTAAGCAGCAAGAAATCCAAGATGCGGATTATGAAAGGCAATTGAGTAGAATTGAAAATACAATTTTAAATGAAGAGGCTAAGCAAGTTGCAATTGAAGATTTAAACAATGTTTTTGCAGATAAGCAACAAATATTGGATGAAAAGATTGATAAAAAGCAAAAAGAATTAAATATAAAACAAGCCAAAAGAGATAAAACCCTTGCAATTGCAAACGCTACAATTAACGGAATAGCTGCAGTTGTAAAAGTTTCTGCAAATATTCCTTTAGCAATTGCCGTTGGGGCTTTAAATGCTGCTAATATTGCAACTATGATGTCAACACCAATTCCTGCCTTTGCGGATGGTGGTATAGTTTCAGGGCCAACTGTTGGTTTAATGGGTGAATATGCTGGTGCTGGATCTGGAAATCCTGAAGTAATTGCCCCGCTTAATAAATTAAAAGGAATGATGGGCGGAGGTGGTTCGCAAAGAGTAGAAGTTTATGGAACTATAAAAGGAAATGATTTATTATTACTTAGCCAAAAGGCTGATTTTAACCGTAAAAGATTTGTATAAATGGCTGGAGTTTTAAGATACACCTCAACATCACAATCCTATAATGGAGAAACCTTTAGGGTTGAAATATGGGACAAGAACTTTACTGGAGGTTCTGCAACTACTTTCGTACAGGGTGCAGGCGGCCCTGTTTTAAGTTATGATGCAAATGGTGATAAAAAGTTTAGTAAAATTATTACTTCAAAATTTCAATTTCCTTTTTTAGTACAGGATTCATCTGATGCAAATTTCATTAATCAATTAAGAACAACATATAATGAAAGGGATGTTTATGTTTATGTTTTTAATTCGTCATCCACCTCACAAACTCCAGTTTGGGCTGGGTTTATTATTATGGATTTGGCTGATGAAGAGGATTTATACTATCCTTATGAGGTGAAATTAAAGGCTATTGATGGGCTGGCATTATTAAAGGACATGGATTTTGTCCCAGATATTACAGATAGCGCTCCTTATTCTGAAAATGAAACTTATATTCCTTTGGTATTTCAAAAGGTGAATTATTTTTTAAAGGAAATTTTGGCAAAGGCTGGATTACAAACATATTGGGATTCGGCATCATATAATAGTTATAAAATAAAAACAAGTGTAAACTGGTATAATGAAGAAATGCCAGGAACTGGTGTTGGTGATGATCCGCTTGAATTATCGTATATTAATTCAAAGAACTGGTATAAAGAAGAGGAAGATGAAAATTCTTTAGAGATTAAATATAAGGTAAAAAACTGTTATGAGGTTTTAGAAGATATTTGTAAAACGTGGGGAATGCGTTGTATTTATTGGAGTGGATCAGTTCATTTTATTCAAATTAGTGAATATACAAATTCGGAAACTGGAACGGTTGCAAGTACTGTAAATATAACAACTCGGACTTATAATAGGCTGGGAACTTTTGAAAGCTCTGCGGTAAATTTAGGGACTGAAAATGTTTTATATGATTTGCGATTTGAAGCAACCGCAGATTTAGGATTACAGAAATTAACAGGAACGAATTACAGCTTTTATCCGCCAGTAAAAGAGGTTACAACTAAACATCTGTTAGTTTCAAATCAAAATAATTTTACAGTGTTTCCTTTGTTTCCTAATAATGGTGAATCAACAGTAAATACAACAGATTGGTACGAAACTGCAAGTTTAGGTATTTTTACAGACGCAAAAGATTTTGATGGTTTTTTTCAAAGAATATCTTTGATGTTTAATAATCCAAGCGGTAATCCAAGGCAAATGCAAATGAACTGGACAATTAGAGCTAGGGAGTCAGGAACTTCTACTTGGACTAAAATGATTAAAGTTAATGGTAGTGGTGGGTTGTATTGGGGTTCATTCGTTCAACCAACTTCAAATCCATTTCCAACACCTACATTAGTTTTTCAAACTCAAATAACAATTACAAATGGAGTTCATAATATTAATATTTGTTCTAATGAAATAGGCGCAGGAAATATACCAACTGATTCGGCTTTTACTGGTGATTGGGAATTTGAATATTACACACATACACAAACTGGAGCAAATAATGGTCATTACAATGGTCATGCAGGAATAGAAGCGGTATTAGCTCAAGGGTTAATTGTTTTGCCGCCCATGACTGGATTGTGGGCTGCTTTTGGAATATCATATTCAAATATTAACGGAAGCAACTCAATGTTTTCTCCTGTTTTTAATGGTGTTGTTGGTGTTAATTCACAAAGCGTACTATATACAACGGTTGATAATTCATATAAGATTGATTTAAAAGAACTTCCTTTTGGTGATAATGATATTGCAACTGCTGGAGCAATGATTGTGGCAACAGGATCAACAACTCCTGGACTGGATTTTGTGCTAACAGATTTTACAGGAAAATGGGGTGTTGGTACTTTATTAGGGGATGATACAATTACATTATTACTCTGCAAAGAAATACTAAACAACCAAAATACTGAAAGTTATAAGCTAAACACAACAACAGTTTTATCAATAACTAACAAAACAATTACAAGTGGTGGCTCAAGTGCGATAAAACAAATAAATCCGATAGGGCGTTTATTAGATAAAGATGGAACTCCTTATGTATTTTTAAGGGGTGATTTTAATTTCTTAACGGATGAGGTTTCTGGTGAGTGGTTTGAATTTGATTATATAATTGCATCTGGAGTAGCAACAAACTATTATAATAATGGTTTAAATAGTGGTATTGTTTTGGGTGGCTCTGCTCCAACAACAACTGCACAAGCAATGGTTATTCCAGCACCAACAGTAACGCCTTCAAATGTTGTTTTTGCAACTGTAACAACTTATGTCCCCGTTTCAAGTTCACCTATTACAACTTTGGACGTTTCTGGAATGATTACTTCAACTTTTAAATCTGGTGATGTTTTGGAGTTATTTAATGCTGCTAAGAATAAGCGTTATAAATTAACTTTAACTGCTGATTTTAATACTGGCGATACTGCAATCACCTTTTCATCTTTGGCTTTTGATGTTGATATTAATGTGGGTTCAATAATTCAAATTGATGATTTAGATTTAGCGGTTAAATATCAAAACAAAACATTGCAAGATGTAGTTGATAAAGGAAATATAGTAATACATAGGTCTGCACAAGATGATGATCATGCAATAGAATTGGATGTTTTTGCTGATGGATTTGGTGATGTAAAGGCTTTAAGTATAGCTTATACTACTGGTGATATTGGAACGGGTTCGGATGATGGTGTTATTGTAGTTAGTGTAGATGAGGTGGATTCTACTGGTGGTGATATAGCTGCACTTGAAGTAATTACTACTGATGAGGGTTCATCTAATGTTTATGCCTTAAAAACTGCTGCAACCGTAAATCCAGTACAGCAACTTTCGGGGGTGCTGGTAAATGCTGATAGTATTTTAACTAATGTTGAGGATGTTCGTGCTGCCTTATCTACTGGAGGTGCTGGAAATATTTCTATATTCTCGGCTGATAATGACACAATAACAATAGGTAGTTCTGCAAAATTTGAAGAGTTAGAAATAATATTAAGCACCGTAGCAAGTGGTGCTGGTGTGAAGCCAGTATTTGAGTTTTCAACAGGGGTTGGGTCTTGGGAGGTTTTTATTCCAGTAGATGGAACAAATTCATTTAAGAATAGTGGCGGTATATTATGGGAAGATGTAGATGTTTTTGCGTGGGCGGTTGGAACGGGTTCGGAGTATTTAATTAGAATCACCAGGACTAAAAACTCATTAACAACAACTCCAATAGCTACACTTATTCATGTAGCGGCTTTAACGGAATACATTTGGGATAAGAGTGGAAATATTAGTTTAAACAATATAGTTTCAAATGGAAATATTGGAATAGGAACGGCAACACCTACCACAAAACTTGAAGTTGTTGGTGATGCAAAAATAACTACAAATTTAGAAGTTAATGGTACGGAAATTGATTTTACTAATGTACCAACAACTGATCCAGGAATAACAGGAAGGGTTTGGCAAGATGAGGGAATACTAAAAATATCAATATAACTAATGAAAACAACAATTGAAAACGGAATGAAAGAGGGAATTATACTTTGGACACCAATACTGGGGGCGGTTGGATTAAAAATAACGGATATTAATACTTATCTAACAACAATATCATTATCAATGGCCATAATTATAACGGTTTATAATCAATATCAGAAATATAAAAAGTATAAAAAAAGAAAATGAAATATTTTAAGAAATCAGAGTTTGCGTGTAAATGCGGATGCGGAACAAACAAAATAAAAAAGGAACATACTGAAATGATGGATAAGGCTAGGGGTATTTCTGGAATTCCTTATTCTATTAATAGCGGTTACAGATGTGAAAAGCATCCATTATCAATAAAGAATCCAACATCAGCACATATAAAGGGTGTTGGTAGTGATATTCGGTTTAGGAATGGAAAAGAATTGGCACTTATATTAGGGGGACTTGGTGGTGCTGGATTTGAAAGGTTTGGAATAAACTTTGAAAAGAAATTTATCCATGTGGATTCTGATAAAGATAAAGTAAGCCCAACTATTTGGGGTTATTAATTTAAAAATAAAAATATGTTAAATCTAAAATTATTAGATCCAATTACGAAAGTGCTAACTACTGGTTTAGGACTTCTAAAAGATACAAAAGGAAAATTAAGCAGTAAGCGAACCATTAGCGGTGTTATTATCTTAGCGGCAACAACTGATATGAGTACAAACGGAATTACAGTATTAAATTTAATCTTAGTTGTGCTTGGAATACTACCCGTTTTATTTACTATTGGTGAAAGTGGAACGGAAAATGCTGATTCTGGGAAAAAATAGCGTATCATTGTAGTTGTTTAATTAGTAATAGTACAAGTTTTTTAAGTTAATGCACTCTATTTTATAGGGTGCATTTTCTTTTTTACATGGTTTGGAGTAAACTTTTTTTAAAACTTTCTTAAAATAGTTGTTGTCAGTTGTTTAAAAGTATTATGTTTGCACCATAATTAATACAAACTATTATGACAACTTTAAGAAACGAAATGGGAACAAAAGCAGTAAACATCATAACAGATGGTTCTGGAATAGTAAGAGCTTTTTATGTTCAGATTTACAAAGGACAGGAACAAGTATTGGATTCTAAAGATTATTCTACAATAAAAAGAGCTGAAAAATGGGCTAAATTAAAATTGAACTAAAAATACTGGGGGTGTGGCTGAATCGGTGAAAGCAGCAAAGTGTAACTACAAACATTCTTGACATTTAGGTTCGAATCCTAATTCCCCCACAAAATAAAACAAAATGAAAAGAACAAAAACACTATTCAGAAAAATCAGAATCTTAAAATCCTGCATTGCATTAGATATTAAAAATAGGAATAAATCAACAGATAGAAATGATTTTAATCATTATCAATCAAAGGTAATAGATAATAAATACTTATTAAAGCAATTAAAAAAACGAATTATGAAGAACATTTTAAAAATGATTGTTTCGTTGGTTGGTATTTTCGGATTGTTTTGGATACTAATTTCGTTGATTACGCTATTAGAACTAATTTTTAAGACAATATAATGGAATTTAGATACGAACACACCGAAACGATATTAAAAACGCTTAGAGCGGAGGATTTACCTATTTACACAAAATGGAAAGATTGGTATTGGAGGGTAAGGAATGTTGATGGTAGACTTAGATGTGATTTATTACGAACTGATGATATGAGTTTTCAAGCGTCATCATTAAATCAATGTTTAAATGTAGATCACAAAAGAGTGGATGAAGATGTGTGGCAAAATGCTATGCATAAATTTATGAATCATTTAAAATAGAGATATGTTTTGGAATAAAAAACCAGAAATTAAACTTTCCGAAAAGGTAAGGGCAATTAAACCGCCACAAAAAAGGGAGTTTGGCGCAATGCATGAAATGTTAAATGATGCAGAAAAATACGATAATGCAAGCCAGATTGAGTGTAGGGATTCAATACTTCTTGGACTTGGATTCATTATTACAAAATTTAAACAAAAGAAGAAATGAAAAAAATAGTAAAAGAAGCCGCAAGGATTTCTTCAAATTTATGGGGTGTGGATGCTGAAAGGGTTTTAAAAAATGATTCCAGGAAGGGCAATATTCCAAAAGCGAAAAGGATGCTTATTTATTACCTTGTTGTTTTTGCCGATATTCCACACAACCAAATCAAGAAATATATTAAAAATGAAACTCATGCAAATAGTATTTACCATTGTAATAAATTCAGTATTGAATTAAAAACAAAGCCAGATGTTAATGATAAGTTTTGTAAATTTAAGAATGAAATGAAAGCCTTTAGTTTATACGGTGCGGAGTTTGAAAAGAAAAAACAGGAATTGATTGATTTGAAAGTTGATCTTAATAATTTAAAAAAATAAAAACAGGATTATGAAAATTAAAGAATTGATTTTAAAATTAAGTAAATATGACCAAGATACAGAAGTTTGTGGTGGTTATATAGATGGTGAATCTAAAGGGCATTATGAATTAGTAATTGCAGAAACTCACCCGATTGGGGATAGAGATACAGAAGAAGAATTAATGATATTGCTAGGATACGAAAAACATGAAACAGAAGTAATTTTAAAGAGCAAAGCAGAGTTTGAAAAGGAAGCACAGGAATTGATTAATTTGATAGTTGATCTTAATAATTTAAA